AATTCTAAAACAGCTCCATTCAATTCTTCAACTTTAACTTTTACTGTGTCTTTTTTTTCTATTTTTTTGCTGTTTTCCAACAACATTTCCGCTGTTATATTTTTCATTTTATCCCTACCTTTTCTTATTTTATTACATTTTCATATTTAACATCGCTAGGAGTAAATCCAAAAGGAATTTCTTCTTCCACAATTTCTCCTCTTTCAAATTTTGCAAGTTCAATTGAGTCAAACCAAACATTATCAATTGACACTCTCTCTTCTTGTCCTTTCAAGCTGTCCGGGTCTTTAATTGATGTCACTATTCTACTTCTTACATCTTTTCCTTTTATCCAATTTTCAAGTATTTTTTTTCCACGAGTATAAACTTTAAAAACTTTTATAGTTCCTTCACCTTTCAGTCCAGTTATTTTACTGTCAACAGAAATCCCCAACTGTACATCTTTTCTTTCCGCTGTAATTTTAGCCTCTACAGATTTTAACTCCGCTACTTTTTCATTATCAAGCCATAACTCCCCATAAGCTCCTGTTATTGTTCTGTTTCCTCTTATATTTTCCGACATTTTATCAACTCCTTTTCATTACATTGTCATTGTTAAGCTAAGTGAAGCCATAGTGTCTACAAATCTTACATCACCAGTTAAATAAACATCATCGCCAGTTGGATATTGTAAAATTTCCAAATCCGTCATACTATTTACTTCTAGCCCATCTGTAATTATTACTTTTTTCTGTGCTTCAATATCAATTTCTACTTTATTGTCATAATCCCCGTTTAACACATTTGGTGACATCTCTTTGAAATATACTTTAGTTATATTTGAGCAGAAATTCATTTTATTGTCATAATCATTTATGTAGTTTCCAAGCCAATAATTTTTAAAAGTATCTCTTATATCATCAGCAATAAAGCACATACCTTCAACTACTTTAATTTTTCTTGTATCTTTTTTCCAAGTGCTGTCAAATGTAGTTTTAGAATTAACTCCATAATTCACTTTAACCACTTCTTCATCGTTGTATAAACTGAATTTACCAATTTTAGGTTCATAATCTTCAACTTCTTTCAAATCATTCATGATGTGATTATCAGCACTACGGTTTAATGGCATACCTGCAATAAGCCCTGCAATAGCTGCTGTATATTCCTGTGCTGTAAAATCTCCATAAATAGACTTATATGTCCCACCATTCGCAAGTTCTACAATAGCCACATGGTCTGTATTATTTGCAAAACTTGACACATATTTTACAGTTTTACCAATTGCGCCAGTATTTCCAAATTGCTGCTTTACCCAATTTACAACCGTTTGGTCTTCCGCTTCCAATGCTTGTGGATAAGCTAACCAATTGAATTTTCTCATTTCCAAATCTTTCAACACTTTATTTGTGTCTTCATCACTTTGCACAACTCTTACCAATACTTTAAATGACCCATAATGCATTGCTAAATTAATATACTTAACACTATGTTCATCCCATTTAACCGTTTCAACATCGGATATAGTCTTAAAAGTGTACCATTTTTGGATCGCCTTAGTATCTCGTAAAATCAAGCAAACAATACCCTTCTCACTTCTTTGAATAGCTGTTCTTGCCAAAGTCTTAAATGCAATACCGATATTAGGACTTGGATTAATTTGTCCAATTGTTGCCATTTTATCACTCTCCTAATTTTTTATTTTTAAATTCTTCATTGTTTTATAACTAAAAGGAACTCCATTTTTATCAAATAACGATAATTTTTTAAACACTTCTTCACTAATTAAATTATCATTTTCATCAAATAACGGCACTTTTTCCCCTTTTTCATCAAATAATTGTAATTTTTTTAACATTTCATATTCTGTCTCTTCAGTATCAGGATTATTCAACACCTCTTTTATTATTTCAAGGCTATTATCAAAACTTCTTAAATCAGTTCCATATACATCGAATAAGTCTAAATCAAACATATAATGACCTAATCCATCGACTACTTTTGTACACTCATTTTTCAAAGTTAGATTTCTATCTTTAACTTTTAAAATCTTATTACCTTTAGTTTCAAACATATTATCCAACTCATCAAGTGCTTTATAAACTTCCATTGTATTATTTTCATCATTTTCAGGAATATACATAATATCTACACTAATAAATATCCGTTTTTTATAATTCGCAAAAAACTCATTTTTGTAGTCAATTACTTGGATATAATAGCACGGTCTAGTCAAAGCATTTATATTATCAATTCCAACTTCTTTATCTGTAAAATCGTATATTTTTTTGCTCAGGGCTTTTATAAAATCCATAAATTCCATTATTATTCAAACTCCGCTCTTATTGTCGAACCTATTTTATCTTTAAATACAGGCTCTAAGTTTTCTATAGTTTTTTTCAACATAAATACGCCAGGCACTACTTTATTCGAGTGTCTAACTCTATGACCGTACTCAACAAAAATGCTATATTCTACATTACTAAAAATTAACTGTTTAAAATTTCCACCATCTTCTCTGTGCCAACCCATTCTCAACTGCCCAGTATCTACAGGGGTCTGCCCTTTCACTTCTTTTATTGTTTCCTCAGCAACTTGTTTAAGTGTTGTTCCAACTTTTTGTGGAGTATCGGTAGCTAACTTTTCTAATTTTTTTGCCAATTTTTCCCAATCGCCGCTAAGTTCCATTTTTTTCCACTTCCTCTACCGATATTTCCTGATGTTCCAAAAAATCAGTGTACTTTATAGGTTTATTAGCTTTAAATTTATATTTTATTCCACCTTTACTTACCACCAAAATATCATTCTGCTTTATTTCCACGTCATTACCAACAAATATCTTATACGAATTTTTAGAACTATTTATAACTCCAGTCTCAGTAGCTCTTAAAATTCCAGCACTCAACTGGCACTTAACATTTGTATAAACGACTTCCCAACCCTGAACTGTCAAACCGAATTCAGTCTTTGTTTTTGTATTTCTTCTAACTTCTTCTATCACATCGGTATCAAAAAAATCTTCAAACATCACATACCACCTTTATTTTATAACTCCAAGTTTTCTAAAACGATTCAAGCTTTTTCTAAATTCCACATCATCATTTAACTCAGTTACAAATTCAACTTGCCTATCTCCACTTTTCATAGATTTTATATTTCTATTTTTATCAAAATTATATTTAAAAATATATTTTGTTATAGGAGTTATCAATTCTCTTGGGAAGTCTTCACGATTCATATAGTTAATACTATCTTGAACAATGCTCTCAATAGCAAATTTAGTCTTCGTTTCATTTGGTGTTACATCAGAAATAATTTTTATTTTTTCATAAATTTCATTAATTAATTCAACCATTTCTACTACCTCTTAAAAATAGAAAAAGTATGGCATTTAACCATACTTTTTTACTATGCTTCAATTGCAACCAAACCTTTTGCCTTATTATTCAACACAAAACAGTCATAATAAAATCTACCTAAAAATAAAGTTCCTGAATAATTTTCAGAATCTGTAACCACTCTGTATTCAGCCAATTTCACTGGGGCTACTGTTGCTGAATTATGTCCGACTAAACAAGCATATTTTTTAGTAGTTGATGGTGTTCCAGTTTTAGCTTCCATCCATTTCTTAGTAACTCTTACGATTGGCACTCCATCAACCATTCCTACCAATCCATTTATTGCTATATTTTGTCCGATATCTGAGGCTTTAATGAAGTTATCATCTTTTTTTAGTTTGGTCAAAAACTCGGGTGTAACATAAGCAATTCTGTTTTGCGGCACATCTTCATCATTTAATTTTTCTTGTGCTTCCAAGAATTTAGCATAAGCATTGCTAGCTGTAAGCCCTGTTACTGTCTGTGAAGTTGTATCACAAGATTTAAAAATTGTTTCAAATCTATATTTTTCAATTTCAGGAATTACTCTTTCTCTCAATTGTCTTGCCAACACTTCTCCAGCTTTAATTTTTGTCTCATCTTCATCCATTTTATCCAAAAGCATTTTAAAAGCTCTATCTTTTGTCAGTGTCATTTCCTGTACGGCATTTTGTAAGATGTCAGCATTCCCATAACCTGTACTTCTGTCATAATCCCTATTGTCAACTGTATTAATCGAAGTAACTTTTACAGTTTTAGCTCCTACAAAGCTGTAATCATTATTTACTATTTTCTGTGATACCGCTTCACTTGTAAATCTTTCATCAATTTTATCTGCAAATAACTGTGTATAAATCATTGCCATATTTTATCATCTCCTTTAAATTAAAAAGAACTAAAAGCCTTGTCAAATGCTTCAAGTCCTATGTCTTTTTTATCTTTTTCTCCTTCACTTCCACCATTTAAAGAGTTTGGTGTTCCTCCGCTTTGTGTTTTAAGATAACTAGATAAATTCTCAGAAAAAGATTTCACACTATCTTCAATCTCTTCTTGAGTATTTCCAGTAATGCTGCCTAAAAAACTATCAGGAATTTTGTATTTCCCTAATATAGCCTTTTTCATCTCATTAGTTTTCAATGTTGCAAGTTCCGTATTTGAAGTATCAAGTTGTTTTTGAAGTTCAGCAAGGCTCTTATTATACTTCTCTTCTGCAGTAAGATTAGCATTATTAATTCTAGTCTCATAATCTTCAATCGTTTCACCGTGCTTTCGCTCCAGCTCCTTTTTCTCACTTTCAAACTTTTTTCTTTCCCTTGCAATCCTTTCTTTGATCATCTCATCTACTTGTTCCTGTGTAAATGTATTTTCTGACATAATTATCCTCCCATTTAAAGTCTGTCGACTATTTTCTATCCAGATGTTTAATGTCCATCAGTACGACAAATAAAAAGAACAGTCGTTAAACTACTCTTTTGATTTTTTTTCGCTCGAATATAATTCATCCAATTTTTCCAAAATAGTCAAAGCTTTCTCTTTTTTAAACTCAGAGCGTTTTAATTGTTCAAAAAATTCCCTATTCATTCTCAGATATTCCCCACGCCAATATATTTTTTCTTTGTCATCCTTAGCATTAATAGCTTTTTCTTTTATTATTTTATATTGATTTAGTACTATCCATCTTTCATATATTATCAATATATATCTTCGTTTTCTTCATTTTTCAACTCTTCATTTGAAGTTTCATTAACTGAATCTGAATCCGCATATTCATAAGGTACGGTCGTACTCCTGCAGTTCGGATGCATCGGCGGATAATTTTCTCCTTCCATTGCATTTTCTGTTTTAAACACTTCACCATTAAGACTGGCACAAGTATGACTTGTTCGACTATCCAATACCGCTAAAAACTCATACTTAACAACTCTAGCATCTCTATATCCCATAAGTGTCGCTTGGTTTTGTATATGGGCAGTTTCAGTTCTCACTAGCCTTTCGGCATTTTTATAACTTGTATCAAACTTTTTAGCTATATTTTGCGACATAGTTCTATAGTTAATACCTTTATTCAACCCAACAATCACTTCATTCTTTATCGCTTTCGCTAAATTATCAATGTTACTCCATATTCTACTTGAATAATTAGCCCCACTCCATTCTTGCTCCAGTGCCATTTTTATTGTACTACTACTAATTACACCTTTTTTAAAATTCAAATCCTCAACGAATGATGTATAGGTATCTTCGTAAACATCAGCCAATGTATCTGTCACTTTACCTTTTATTTTCTCTCCTGACTGTATAAGTTCATAGTCAACACCTGCTTTTAAACTGTCCAGTCGACTGATACGGCTTCTATATGCCAATGTTTCAAGTTCAACTGACATTTTCCTGAACTCAACAGGATTACTTTTTTTCAACTTCTCAATTTCCTCTACATATTTTCCTATATTGTATCGCCATTCTTTATATTCAGTACCACGAAGTAGTTTATTCGCTTGAATCTTGTCGATACCTAGTTTTGTTACTTCTTGCTGATATTTAGCATACAATTTTGCTATCTGATTTTCTATCTCTTTTTTACTCTCGTTAAGTATTTTTATATACTCTCGGTATGCTTCTGTACCTTTATTAAACGATAACTCTTCTCGTGCAAGTTGCCTTTTTTCCCAATATTCTTTATTCTTGTTTTTCATCTATTTTTTCCTGTTCATTTTTTAATCCCTTATATTCCAACGGTTGTTCAATTTGATTTTCTTTTTCAATCTTTTTCATTTCTGCTTCAGTATCTTCAATAAAAGGTAATAGTGATATCAAACTTTCTTGTGACACAACATTTTGTAAATTTGTTATTACAGTTGAAAGTTCAACCAAATTTTCAGGAGTATTTCTTGTGAATATTTTTTGAATATCTAACGGTTTCAATGATAACCCAAAATAATCAAAAATTAACTCTAGCCTTTCGTTTAATGCTTTTTTAAAGTACATTTCTTTTTGTGCAGTTAGTTGTTCAAGTGCTAACAATTTATACCCTAATGCCACGCCTGAACTATTTCCAGCAAAATTTTCATCTTGCATATCAGGGATAAAAGAAAATTTATGAATATCCTGGTTCAGTCTATTTTTATTATTTTGAGAATATGTATCGTTTACATTTTTTATTAGCCAGTTGGCTTCTCCATTTTCTCCTAATAACATCACTTTGTTTTTCTTCAAACTCTCTATATCTTCTTCATCAGTTCCTTGCATATTTGTCAATACTAGGATTGCGTCTGTAAAATCCTTCATGTCGTCTAATGAAGTTGATACCGCTTCATTATACCCATCAATCAGTGTTATTACTTTTTCAAAATCCCCAAGTTTCCTTTTATTGTTCGCAAATTCAATAATTGGTACTTTATTAAATCCGTGTAATCTAGTTTCGCCCTGCCCTTGCGGAGT